GCCGTGTCCACCAGCTGCGCCATCTCCGACGTGGCGCGCGCGATGGCCACCGGCAGGGCGGCGATGCCGCCGACCGCGAAGCCCCCGAGAAAGCCCTTGGAGAAGCTCGCGGCAAGGCTTTGGGTCTGCCGCAACGAGCGGTCCAGCCCGGAAAACTGCCTGCGCGAGGCGCGAACGGCGCGATCTGTTTTCTGCTCCAGCCGCCGCATGGCGCGCTCATAAGAGCGCGTGTTGGCCTCGATCAGGACATGGAGCCGCTCAAGTTCTGTTGCCATGACGTTTATTCCACCTTGTCCGGGTAACGCGCCATCAACTCGCGCAACTCAGCGCTGGTCATTGCGCTGTTACGCGGGCCGTGCATGTCGGCCAGGCCGTCACAGGCTGTCAGGAATTCTGCCAGCGTGGCGCCCCAGAACACCTCCGGCGTCCAGCCCAGATGCGCATAGGCGAGCTTCTGCCATTGCCGCCAAGGAAAGCGATTTAGCCGCTCGCCCCGGCGGCTGGCCCCTTTCCCCCCGTATCACCCTCCGCCTCATCCTGACCCGCAACAAGGCATTCCACCAGCGCCGCGCCAGCCGCGAAAACCTCAGCCGGCTTCATGGCCGCCGCGATCTCCGCCGCGTTATTCTCACGCCCCAGATGTTCCAGGCCCTTCATCACGACAAACGGATCTGGACCGCGCAGCAGCGCGCCGCCCATATCCTCGGGCAGCTTTTCGCCGGTGAGGCGCTGAAACAGCAGGGCGATGTCGTGAATGCCTACATCATGGGTCCAGGCAGCGACGCGCCCCAGTTCCGGGACCAGCGTCAGCGTGCCGGATGAGAGCTCAAGCCTGACCTCGCCGCGCTCAGGATTTGCCATCGCGTGCATTCTTCTTTGGTTCGCGCGCGGGCGACAGTCCTACCTCATACATGTCGGTGCGCGGATTGCACGACAACACTCGGTAACGCCCTGCATCGGTCGTAAAAGATGCGCCCGGCTCAATCGCAAAGCCACACTCCATGCGCACCGGCACACCCGCGATATATTTGACCATGACCGGGACTTTCTCGCCGTCACGGTCAAGCACTTCGCGATGCCATGCCATGATCAGACCGCCGCGAAGGTGATGGCACCGGCAGACATCAGCGTCACCGACCAGGTGACTTCGCCGGTGTGCTCACCGGCATATTCCAGCGCCGACACCTCGAATGGCCCGGTGAACGTTCCGAAATCGGGGATGAGGATTTGGTAATTCCCGGTAGCGTCCCCGAAATGATCGGCCCGAACCGTTTCCTCGCTGGCCGTGTCCTTGAATACACCCTCGCCGGAGACCTCGCAGGTGCGCACGCCCCCGCCCGCCAGCAGTTCGCGCCAGCGGCCCGAGCTGTCGGCATCCGTCACGTCAACCTGCTCCTTGTTGAGCGAAATGGTCTTGGCGCGCAGCCCGCCAACGGTCGTGAAATTCTCGGTAGGCGTGCCGCCATCGCCGCGCTTCAGCAGCAGGTCTTTGCCCAGTTGAGCAGCCATTTGTTACATCTCCTGTCAGATTGAGTAATGGATGACCCGAAGGCGGATAACGCCGTGCAGCGTCACACCGTCCGGGTCGGGAAAATCGCGCATGTCGCTGACGATCACGCGGGCATCACGCCCCGTAGCAGCGAGCACGCTTTGGTGCATCTCTCCATGAATCGCCCCCATGATCTCACGCACCTCCTTGGAGCCGCCATGACGCGACCACACATGCAGGGTATGGACATCATCGAGGCCCTCGCTGTCGTCCGTATCGGCGGGCTGCGCGTCACCCTCACCAATTTCGACAAAAGGAAATGTCGGATTCTCGGGCACATCGTCATAGATGCGCCCGCCCGCGATGCCCGCAGCAGTCAGGCGGCTGTAAATCGCCTGCTGGACTTGCCAGCGCCCGTCCGACATCGCGCTATGCCCTCGCTACCGCCTTCAGCGATTTCGTGATGGCGCGGGACATGCGCCCCTTGATGCGCCGTTTCATGATCCGGTAGGCGGGGAAGAGGAATGGCTGCGCCGGAGCGCTGCCGACCGATTTACCCGACTTGTGGAAGCGCTCGGCGGTGCCAAACTCCACCAGATGCGCGTGCGGGGCGCGAAATACGGCCGCCGCCACGACACGCTGCCGCTGCGCCGTCTCGGGCAACAGCACCCCGGCACCGCTGTCGCGCAAAACGCCATCGCGTACCGGCACGAATTTCTTGGCCGCGTCTACGACCTCCCGCGCGCCCTTTAGCGCGGCTTCCGTCAACTCACGCTCGGCCTGCGGCGCGAGCGCATGAAGCTTGCGGGCCAAACGCTCCTTGCGCGCATATCTCACCCTCACGCTCATGTCGCAACGCCCCGTTCCACACTCATCTCGATCATTTTGTTGCGCCGGTCGGGATTGCTGACCGATCGGATCTGGAACACATCGCCATTGATCGTCACACGATGCTCCGGCGTGATGGCGCGTGTCGCCGCCGATGAGCGCACCCGCAAGACACCGCCAAGCGCGGCTTCCAGCCGCCCGGTTTCCAGCCGCTCACGGCCGCGCTCCGGGATGAACTGGCCGCGCGTGGTAACGGCTGCAACCCAGGCGCGCATATTTCCGCCGCCGCCGTCAGGCGTCAGGCTCTCCGCCTCAAAAACCACGCGATCCCGCAGAGAGCCAGAGCGCATCGCTGCTATTCCCTCAATAAATCCGTGCGCGCGCGAACGGCGCGACAAGATGGCTCACGCCGAGCGGCAGATCGGCAGCCGAAACCCCGACCGTGACCGCTTCGCGGTTTTCGTACAGGTGGCCAATGAGCAATAAGATCGCTTGCCTGATCGGCTCGGGCACATCGGCCCCGGTATTGCCGTAACCGGCAACAAAAGTCACGATGACGGCATCATCCCGCACGCCAACATTCGGCCATGACGCGCCGCTGACTAGCTCGATATAAGGCCCAGCCCCGTCCGCCTGCAGGCGATAGTTGGAAGCGGCGAAGGTCTGCAACACATCCGCCGCATCGTAATATTGCACAGACGTGATCGATTGCACGGGCGCAAGGGGCAGCCACAGCCTCACAGACGCCGGGAAAGCGCTCATCGCCTGTTGCCACGTCTGCGTGATCAGGGCGCGCCCGAGAGTGCCAGACCAGCCATCAAAATATTCCGTCGCCGCGTCAATGAGTGCCGTTATCAGCGCATCGTCATCTGCAAAATCGACATTGAGATGCGCCTTGGCCTCGGCAAGCGATACAGGTGTGACGGCGGGCGCAACGGTGCGCACCGGCTGCAAGCAGCGCATGATCTAACGGCTCACGGCCTTTTCGCGGGCATCTCGCGTCGCCCGCTCAACCTTGCGCGCGCGCACCGGCTCGGCAAGCCCGGCCTCGATCAGCCGCTTCGCCTCCTCGTCCGAAATATCATATTCCTCGCCCGGCTCCCGCACGGTCTCAGGCCCCACCTGGGACACAAGCATTCTGATTTTCATGGGATCATCCTTCCAAAAGGAAGCGGCGGGAGCGCCTGCCCCCGCCGCATCATGCCGCTAACTAGACAGCAGCCTGGACAAGCGCCTTGACGGCGTTGCTGTTGAGCAGCTCGCCATCAAACCGCTTAAAGGCGACCATGCCGATCTGGAAATTCTCGGCGTAACGCTCACGCAAGGTCAGCACCTCGAAGCTGCGGACCTTGCGCACCACGTAGCGCGAGAAATCGCCAAACAACACGGTGCGGTTGTTGACCCCAATGCTGGCCATCGCCTGGTTGATCGAGTAGGGATGACCAAGGATCGTGGCAGGCTCGCCAGCGCGGATGTCGCCCAACTGCCAGAGATAATTACCCTGACCGTCCTTCAGCTTGCGGATTGCCGCAAGCGTCGAGTCGTTAAACATCCAACGCGCTGACGGCGACGCCCTGTATGCCGGATCGACCGAGTGCAGCAGATCGATCAACTCATCCGCCGCAATCGCCGTGCCAGACGCGGTCGTCTTGCCAACACCCGCCGCCGTCACGACGCCGTGCGGCTGCGCGGTGCCGGTGCCGGTCGTGAGCGCCGCATTTGCCGCCCGACCGAGCCGTTCCGCGAACAAGTCGGTCAGCAGCGCCTGCATGTCAAACGCCGAGTCCTGGAGCAACTCCATCGGCACGCGCACCATGCCGGTGTCATACACATACGCCTCAAGCTGCTTCTCGCTAAAGACGGCG